CAGATAATCGACATCATGCGCCGCTATGCGTTGAAAGAAGATGGTGACGAGCGCGGGGCTGCTAAATACCGCTTTGAGTGTAAGCACATGAACAAAGGCGGGGCCGCTGGCTACATCGCTAAATACATTGCCAAGAATATCGACGGCTATGCGCTTGAGGGTGAACGTGACCATGAAACCGGTGAGCTGCTGACTGACTCCGCTGCGGCGGTGACAGCGTGGGCGGCAACATGGCGCATTCCTCAGTTTCGCCCGATTGGACTTCCTTCCATGGGAGTCTATCGCGAGTGTCGCCGTATCCGCTCTATTAGTCTGGCCGAGACTTTCGACGAAACCGTGGAAGCTGTGCGCCATGCGGCTGATGAGGGTGATTTTGCTGCCTACATCATGGCGCAAGGTGGCACCAATTGTGGCAACCAGACCGTCCGGTTAGCCAAGCGCGTCGCTGATGAACTCAACGCCTACGATGAAGAAGTACAGAAAGTCGTCGGTATCTACGCGCCGCATTTGGGCGCTGGCCGAGTCATTTGACCCACGCGTCTACGGTTGCCGCATTAATCTGGAGCACCTGAAAAGCTACTCCCCGGACAGCACTTTCCGCCGCTATGGCGATGTTTCAGCACTTAAAGCGGAAACCATTGCAGACGATTCCATCCTGAACGGTAAGCGTGCGTTGTTCGCCCAAATCAGCCCAACTGATGATTTGGTGCAGATGAACAAAGCATTACAGAAAATTTATACCTCCATGGAAATTAGCCCGAACTTTGCCAATACCGGTAAAGCCTATCTGGTCGGGCTGGCTGTGACCGATGTCCCCGGCGCACTGGATATCGCCCGTTATGCCCTGCGTTATCAGTTGGTGCCAACTGACCGCTTTACCCGCTCTACCGCTTACCTGATTGCCGAGGAAGTGGCCGAGTCTGCCGGGCGCGCTTACGCCACCGGCAAGCCGATTGATATTGACCATTTGTTGCAGACCATTGAGCTGATGGAGGGCGAAGACATGCCCGATCAAGTGCGCGCCAAACTGCATAAAATCACCGGCTATGTACTGCGTGACAGTGACCGGGGCGAGCTGGCCCTGAATCACCTTAACCGCGCACTTCAACTCAACGTGAAATGTGGCGTTAAAAAAGACATTGAGCGGCTGGCCGTGAAGTTAAAGAACGCCGCCAGCCGCTAACCCGAACGCTCCCCGAGCCGGGCGGCACGATGGCCGCAACCGATTTTATCGTGTTAACGCCGTCGTCCACCGCCCACCCATTCTGATATTGAGGTTGCCATGACCACTGTTGTTATCCCCGCGCCACGGCCTGACAAAACGGCCGAACCGGTGATTGAAAATACCTTTTTCTGGCCTGTAGTTGACCCGATAAAACTGCGCGAATTATTGCGCCTTGAGGGAACCGTCACCGCCGAGCGCCTGCGCTTCACCATCAAGGGCGCAATTGCCGAGGTCAACGCCGAGCTGTACGAGTACCGCCGTGACCAGATGGCCGCTGGCTTTAAAACACTGGCCGAGGTGCAGGCCGAGCTGTTGGACGGCGAAAGCATCCAGTTGGCCGAATACCAGCGGGCGGTCTGTGCCATTACCGCCGCGCTGCTGGCTGAACGTTATCGCGGTTATGACGCCAGTGCGCGCGGTGATAAACGTGCGGAGGCCATTGAAAGTACGGTTGATGAGTTGTGGCGTGATGCGCGGATTAGCATTCGCAACATTGCCGGTAAGCCGCACAGCATTATTGGCCTTATCTGATGCGGGTTTACGCGTTGCAAGGCGACACGCTCGACGCACTGTGCTGGCGACATTATGGCCGCACACAAGATGTGCTGGAGCAAGTCTATGACGCAAATCCGGGGCTGTCGGAACTGGGGGCCATTCTGCCCCACGGCTATCCGGTAGAGTTGCCCGACATGGCCCCGGCGGCCCAACGTGAAACCGTTCAATTATGGGATTGAAAATGGAGAAAATCAGCTCTGCGGTAGCCTATGTTTTTGCGCTGCTGTTGGCGTTTATTGGCGCACTGAGTCCGCAAGATATCGCGTTTTATGTCGCTGCGGTGGCCGCTGCTGCCACCTGTCTTATCAACTGGTACTACCGGCGCAAAAGTTATTTCTTACTGAAAGAGCTGGGTATCAGGCGGGAGGTGTTCGATGAACTCAATCGTTAAACGCTGTCTGGTCGGGGTCATTCTGGCGCTGGCCGCCACCTTGCCAGACTACCAGACGCTCAACACATCGGCCGCCGGGCTAAAGCTGATTGCCGATTATGAGGGTTGCCAGCTCAACGCCTACCAGTGCAGCGCCAACGTCTGGACAAATGGCATCGGCCACACGGCAGGCGTGAAGCCGGGCAGCGTTATCAGTGAGCGACAGGTGGCGGTCAATCTGGTTACTGATGTGCAGCGGGTCGAGCGGGCTATGGCGGTGTGTATGCCGGTTGCCATGCCGCAACCGGTTTATGACGCAGTGGTGTCGTTTGCCTTTAATGTCGGCACTAGCGCGGCCTGTCGCTCGACACTGGCCTTTTTTGTCAATAAGGGGGACTGGCGCAGCGCCTGTAATCAGTTGCCGCGCTGGGTGTATGTCAATGGCGTGAAAACCAAAGGGTTAGAGCGTCGCCGCACCACCGAAAAAACACACTGCATGAGCGGGGTCTGATATGCGCATAGCGATGATGTTGATAGTGGTGTTATTGGTTGCGCTGGGGTGGTACGCCAACCGACTGAGCCACGATATCGACGGTGCTAACCGGATTATTGGCACATTATCAGCCGGGATTGAGAGCAGGGACAACGCGATCACCCGGCTGCAAGATGAGGCCCGGCAACAGGCAGACAATGAGCGGGCGTTGCGCCAGTCACTGAGCCACGCCAGTACGTTGTCATTATCGCGTGAACAGAAAATACAGAGGTTACTCAATGAAAATAAAGCCTTGCGTGATTGGTTCGCTACTGCTTTGCCTGATGATGTTATCCGGCTGCACCAACGCCCCGCGTTCGCCAGCCCCAACGATTATTTACGTTGGCTGTCCGACAGTGAACAGTTGCCCGCTGCCGGGCAGTAGTCCGGCGGTTAATGGTGATTTAAGTGCCGACATACGCCAGTTAGAAACCGCACTGGTGGCCTGCGGGCTGCAAGTGGAAGCCGTGAAACAGTGTCAGGAACAGCATCATGTTAAAACCCAAACTGCTACGCCAAGCCTTAACCGACAGTCTGCCACTGTTCCAGACTAACCCGGAGCGGCTGAAAATGTTTGTTGATGGCGGGCGCATTGTCTCGACGCTGGCCCCGTCGCTCTCTTTTGAGAATCAATATACGCTGACGCTGTTTATTGAGGATTTCCCCAGTGATGTTGATTATCTCTTTGTGCCAATACTGGCATGGCTGCGGGAGCATCAACCGGACATCATGGCGACAGAAGAAAAGCGCCGCAGCGGTTTTATTCATAAGATTGATGTGATTAGCGATGTGCTGAGTGATATCCGTATCGACCTGCAATTGACCGAACGGGCCATTGTGAAAGAGGTAGACGGCGCATTGCATGTTAATCATGCGCTAGAGCCGACATGGCCGGGGGCAGCAACGCGGCCAACAGCTATCTATTTCAACGGTGAAACAGTCAAATGAATGAGCTGAAACCCTTTGATGATGCACTGGCCGGGCTGATTGCCAACTTAACCCCCAAGGCGCGCAAAGCGCTGGCGGCCACAGTTGCCAAACGCCTGCGCGCCAGTCAACAGCAACGCATTAAACGCCAGCAAGCGCCAGACGGCACCCCGTATGCTACGCGTAAATCTCAACCACTGCGTAAACCCAAGGGCCGGATTAAGCGGGAAATGTTCGCCAAGTTGCGCACCGCCCGCTATATGAAAGCCAACAGTAGCCCTAATGAGGCGGTGGTCGAGTTTGCCGGGCGCGTGGAACAAATGGCGGCAGTGCACCATTTTGGCCTGCGTGACCGTCCGAACGTGCACAGCAAAGATGTGCAGTATGACGAGCGGCCGTTGTTGGGGTTTGATAAAGACTCTATACAGTTGATTGAAAAGGAGTTACTAATAAAGCTCTCAGATAACTTATAAACGATGATTGATTTATGGATAAAAAATTTAGTTTATTGAGAAATAAAATAAAGAACTCGCAAAACTTAGTAATGAGTAAAATTATTGCAGATCATAATGCAGAAATCTGCGTACTTTGCGGAAGTGAAAATGAAATAACACGAGAGCACGTCATTCCGCAGTGGGCATTTGAAGCGAATCAAAAAAAATCTCTCATAAACACAAAAAATAATCAGTCAGCTAGTTATATTAAGACAACAATACCAGCATGTAGAACGTGCAACTCCGAGATATTGGGTGCTTTTGAGGATTATCTGAAAAGGCTGCTACAGGAAAAAGAGTGCGATGAACTAAACAACTATGAAATAGATTGCTTAATCTGGTGGCTACAGTATGTAGGTTTTAAACTACAACTAATGGATCTCCGTTCGCGGTTCCTGAGATACAAGGGGAAAGACTATATTCCTTTCTTGTCAGATATTCCTGTGGCGATGTTTTGGGGCGATATTGATACCACTCCCAATAAAGTATTTAACATCATTAGAAGAAGCCGGAGAGAACTAACTAAAAAAAGAAAAGAAAATAAATTTAATTCACTATTAACATTTAAAACAAAAAATGAAAGTTTTTATTTCTTTCATAAAGTAGATGAGTTTATTTATATTGAAATGCCTCAAATAAAAAAAGCATTCTTCTTGTTTTTTAATAAAGAGTTTGACGACCATAAAACAGCACATTCCGAATGTATGGAAGTCATCGAAAAAAACTATAACAGCTGAGTTTTCATGTTGTGCCAGCTCTGACAAAACCCGCATAAATTGCCGCCTGACCTGTTGGGCGGCATCCTTTCTGCATGCAAACTCAAACCCAAATCACTGAAATTCTGCGCCTGCTGCGCAACCTTGTCCGTATTGGCACGGTGGCCGAGGTCGATCTCGACCAAGCCCTGTGCCGTGTGGCGACAGGGGACAATACCACCGGCTGGTTAAACTGGCTGACGCTGCGCGCTGGTCAATCGCGATCATGGTGGGCACCGTCTGAGGGTGAGCAAGTATTGATATTGTCCCTTGGCGGTGAGCTCGATACCGCCTTTGTGCTGCCGGGTATTTTCTCTGATGACTTCCCGCCACCGTCGGCCTCGGCGGATGGCCTGTATATCGCCTTTCCTGACGGTGCCACATTGCACTATGAACCTGAGAGCGGCGAGTTGCTGGCTGACGGCATCAAAACGGCGGTTATCAATGCGGCTGAATCGGTCACTATCACCGCCCCCAATATCACCTGCGCCGCCTCGGTCAAAATCTTGCTGGACACACCCGAAGTGGAATGCACCAACAACCTGACCACAGCCACACTGAACGTGAAAAGCGGCGGCAAGATGAGCGGCAATATCGAACACGCTGGCGGCCAGTTTTCATCTAATGGCGTGGTGGTTGATAACCATAACCACGGCGGAGTGCAGCGCGGTGGTAGTTACACGGAGGGGATTCAATGACAACAGCCACATACCTCGGCATGAGCCGCAACGCTGGGCAGACCATTACCGATGCTGACCATATCAGCCAATCCATCGCCGACATTCTGATTACGCCCGTCGGTTCGCGGGTGATGCGTCGCGCTTATGGTTCGTTGCTCTCCGAGCTGATTGACCAGCCACAAAATCCGGCCTTGAGACTGCAAATCATGGCCGCCAGTTACAGCGCTATTTTGCGCTGGGAACCGAGGGTCAAGCTGACGGGCATCACTTTTGATACCACCTTTGACGGAAAAATGGTGGTCGATATCACTGGCACCCGCACCGATAGCGCGGCCCCACTCTCATTCACCATTCCTGTGAGCTGAACCTATGGCAACCATTGACCTGAGCCTGTTACCCCCGCCTTTTGTGGTGGAAGAACTGGATTATGAAACCCTGCTGGCGGAACGCAAAGCCACGCTGATTTCTCTTTATCCGGAGGAACAGCGCGCCGCCGTGGCCCGTACCCTGTCACTGGAGTCGGAGCCGCTGGTCAAGCTGTTGCAGGAAAACGCCTACCGTGAGGTGATATTGCGCCAACGCGTCAATGACGCGGCCCGCGCGGTGATGGTGGCCTATGCCGTCGGCAGTGATTTAGACCAGCTTGGCGCAAATAACAACGTTGAGCGGCTGGTGATTATCCCAGCAGACCCCACGGCCATTCCGCCGATTGAGTCAGTGATGGAATCTGACAGTGATTTTCGGGTGCGTATCCCGCAAGCCTTTGAGGGTTTGAGCGTCGCAGGGCCAACGGGTGCTTATGAATATCACGCCAAAAGCGCTGACGGCCGTGTGGCCGATGCATCGGCAATCAGCCCGACACCCGCCTGTGTCACGGTCACGGTGTTATCGCGTGAGGGTAATGGCGAAGCCTCAAACGAGCTGCTGGCCGTGGTTGAGGCCGCACTGAATGATGAAAACACGCGGCCGGTGGCTGACCGGGTAGCCTCGCTCAATGGTGCAGTGGCCGCCGTCAAAGCTGGGCGATTGTTATTTATCAAGCCGGGCAGTGGTGTCACGGCCAGCGGTAAACCCATTCCGCAGATGACCATTACCCGGCAGGATGGCGACCAGCACAGTTTTAGTATTGCTGACCGGGGCGCGTATACCGGCGTGAGCGCCAGTTGGTTGCACACTAAAGACCCCAAACCGGCCAAGCCGAAAAAGGTTAAGTTGCAGCGCAAGCCCAAGTTTAAACAACTCCGCGCGCTGGAACACCCCAAAGCCAAACCGACCCGCGCCAAAGCAGCCGCAGTGAAAAAATCGGTGGAGGAAAAACAAGGGGATTATCTGGTGGGGTCAGAAGATAACGTTTTTGTTATCACCACGGTTTACGCCACGCAAAAAGCCGCCATGCGTGCCGCTCAATCTAAATGGGAGAAGTTACAGCGCGGTGTGGCTGAGTTTTCTATCACCTTAGCCATGGGGCGCGCTGATTTATTCCCTGAAACCCCAGTTGCGGTCAATGGCTTTAAATCCGTGATAGACCAACAAAGCTGGATAATCAGCAAGGTATCGCACAGCCTGAGTAACAGCGGCTACACCACACAATTATCTCTCGAAGTGTTGTTGTCAGATGTGACCTATGAGGCTGAATGAAATTCACAATAAGTGATTTTATCTATATTAAGTTCACATAAAGCTAATTTTTAAGCGTTTGTAATGCTATCATATTTGCATAAGCAGATAGAGGAGGGGACACCAATATGATGCATTGCCCGATTTGTAGAACCGCAGCACATGCTCGGTCTAGCCGTTACCTGAGTGAACAAACGAAAGAACGTTATCACCAGTGCACAAATATAAACTGTAGTTGCACCTTTGCTACTCATGAAACAGTTGATCGGATAATTGTTAAGCCGGGGGAAACAAAACCAGCACCACCCCATCCGAGTCGTAATAATCAAGCCGTGTTTTGGTATTAAAAGAAGCCTGCGTAAGCGGGTTTTTTTTCGCCCCAATTAACCGATCACCAAAATATCCATCGCCATTTTATCGCCATCGCCATTTTAGCCAACAAAAAAGCCAACTCGAAAGTTGGCTTAATGTACTGATTTAAAAGCTAAAATTTGGTGGCCCCTACTGGACTTGAACCAGTGACCAAGCGATTATGAGTCGCGTGCTCTAACCAACTGAGCTAAGGGGCCAAACTTGGACGTTGATTATACGGTAGTTTCTATCCTGCGGTCTAGAGCTGATAAATCAGATGGGTGTTTTCTGCGCAAAATTAAGGTTTTTTACGGACATAGCAGCTAACGGCGCATGAATATTAGTCTTAAGAAGGGCCTGAATGGCCAAAAAGAAAAACCGAGGTTATTGACAAAGTGCCCGCAGCGGCGAAAACAGGTAGATCATAAAGACGCCGTACTTCTTTTGTTAAAACAAGCGTCCCTGATGGCTCGTGCCGCCATATATGGACGCTCCCAATAAAC